GAAGCAACAGGTAAAGAACGCATCAGCTACAACTGTGAGTTCATCATGCCTAAAGACCATCCAGGTCTGCAACAGTTCATGCAACGCTATGCAACCATGGCTGCTGAGAAGTGGTTGGAGCACACCAACACCGTGATGCAAATGATCCAAGCGGATCGCAAGCTGCGCTGCTACGGTCTTGGTGAGGAAAAAGTCAACAAGAAAACTTTTCAACCTTACGATGGTTATGCTGGTCACGCCTTCATCACTGCTGGTCGCGACACACAGCCTCAGATCATCCAAGCTGACGGTCAGCCGATTGATCCAAGCAACACCATGGCCTACCAACAACTGACTCGCAAGATGTACGGTGGTTGCCGTGTCAACGCTGCGATCAAGCCTTGGTTGCAAGTGAACAAGCATGGCAACGGCATCCGTTGCGACTTGATTGCTTTGCAGTTCGCTGGTGATGACACAGCGTTCGGTGAAGGTGCTGTCGATGCCTCTGGCTTCTTCGGTGCTGTGGCTGGTGCTCCTGCTGGGTTCGGTGCAGCTCCTGCTGCCGCTGCTCCAGCGATGCCTGGTCTGCCATCGTTCTTGGGCATGTAATTGAATCGGGGGAAGCGCGAATCCATCTTGGAGCTACAGCCTCGCGTAACCCCCACCTAACTGTAAAAGGTAATTGTTATGACACAAGACGACATCATTGAGATGGCTAAACAGGCTGGTATTGAAGAAGCGTATTCGCTAGAGCACAGTCAAGTATTGGTTCGGTATAAAGATGGATCGCTTGAATCCTTTGCCAAACTGGTAGCAGCTAAAGAGCGTGAGGCGTGTGCAAAGGTTTGCGAAGCTCAATATGAATATTATGGAAATGACCACGTATTCGCTAAAGCAATCCGCGCACGAGGTGAAGCATGAACCGCGAAGACATCTACGACATCACCCTCAAGGTGCAAGAGCAATATCAAATGTCTGGCTTGGGCGCGTCTGAAGAAGGTATGCGGTTGTACGCTGACTTCGCCGTTGACGTGGCTGCGCGTGCCATTCGATTAAAGCTCAATGAGTTGGCCAACACTGCCGAAAAGAACGGCAACGAAATTTTGGCAATGCAGTTGAGGGCTGAAATATGATTAAAGAACAAAAGCCACAAGGTTATTACACCGATAAGGTATTTACTCCAGCAGACATGGACAAAGCAATAGCTAAAGAGCGTGAGGCGTGTGCAAATGTGTGTGATGGGTTAAAGAAAAAAGAGCAGGCACACTGGAGCGCATACGGATTTGACGGTTCTTATTATTCGGCTTCTGACTGCGCCACCGCAATCCGAGCAAGAGGTCAACAATGAACAACGACTTCATCTATGACATCGAAACCTATCCCAACGTGTTCACACTGGCGGTGGAACACGCATCGTCACCTATGCAGTGGATGTTCGAGATCAGTGACCTACGCAATGACAGCCGCGAGATCATTGCGTTCCTCCAGCATCTCAAGGAAACCAATGCACGCATGGTTGGCTTTAACAGCTTGGGGTTCGATTATCCTGTGATCCACACTTTGATTCGCATGGGTCACAGTGACGCGAACACACTGTATCAAAAAGCTATGGCGATCATTCATGGTCAAGATGGTGACGAGAAGTGGATGCACAACGTCAACCCGTCTGACCGATTCGTGCAGCAGATTGATCTGTACAAGATCCACCACTTCGACAACAAGGCACGCGCCACTGGCCTCAAGGTTCTTGAGTTCAACATGCGCAGCGACAACATCGAAGACCTACCATTCAAGGTAGGCACGAATCTCACACCTGAGCAGATCCCCGTGCTCAAGAAATACAACAAGCATGACGTGGCGCAGACCAAGTTGTTCTACTACAAGACGCTTGAGATGATCAAGTTCCGTGAAGAACTGACTCACTTGTATCAACGCGACTTCATGAATCACAACGACACCAAGATCGGCAAAGATTACTTTGCGATGAAGCTCGAAGAAGCTGGTGTCGCTCTGTACGACTTCGGTCCAAGTGGCCGCACACCTCGACAAACCAAGCGCCCAACGATTGCACTCAAAGATGCGATCCTGCCTTGGATCGAGTTTAGCAATCCTGAGTTCACCCGTGTACTCAACTGGCTCAAGGGTCAGGTCATCACTGAAACAAAGGGAGTCTTTGAAGATGTCACAGCTCGTGTTAATGGTTTCGAGTTTGTGTTTGGTCTTGGTGGTATCCATGGTTCTATCGAGTCTGAGATCGTTGAGTCTGACTCGGACTACGTTATTGTTGATCTGGATGTCAGTAGCTATTACCCAAATCTGGCTATTACAAATCGCTTTTACCCTGCACACTTAGGTGAGACATTCTGCGACATCTACAAACACTTGTACGAGCAGCGCAAGACATATCCCAAGGGCAGCGCAGAGAATGCCATGCTTAAGCTGGCATTGAACGGTGTGTACGGTGACAGCAACAGCGCATTCAGCGTGTTCTATGACCCTCTGTTCACCATGAGCATCACGCTCAACGGTCAACTGCTGTTGTGCAAACTTGCAGAGTCATTGATGTCTATTGACGGTCTTCAATTGATCCAAGTGAACACTGATGGTTTGACTGTCCGTGTACCTCGTGAAAGCAAATCCGTAGTGAACTATGTCAGATCAGTATGGGAAGAAATGACCAAGCTGGAGCTTGAGGAAGCGATCTATAAGACCATGATGATCCGTGACGTAAACAACTACATCGCGGTCTATGAGAATGGTAACGTGAAGCGCAAGGGTGCTTACGAATACAAACTCGGCTGGCATCAAAACGCTGGTGGTCTGGTGATCCCCAAGGTAGCCGAGAAGGTGTTGATCGAAGGCGCACCGATCCGTGAGACTGTGGAGCAGTGGCCTGAGATCATGGACTTCATGCTTCGCACCAAAGTGCCACGGTCTAGTTACCTGGCAATTGAGCACGATGGTGTGCCATCACAGTTGCAGAACATCACGCGCTACTACATTGCGCAAGGTGGTGGTCGCCTGTTCAAGTGGATGCCGCCTACAAAAACGAAGCCTGATGTGTGGCGAAAGATTGGTGTTGAGTCTGGTTGGGGTGTCCAGCCATGCAACGACATCCGAGATGCTGGCAAGCTGCCAGTTGATTTTGATTATTACGTTCGAGAAGTGGAGAAGTTATGTCTAGGACTGGCATGAAGTTCGATGGCTCCAAACCTCGATGGAGCCTGTTGCCCACCAACACGGTGCAACAAATTATTCAGGTGCTTGAGTTCGGTGCAGCCAAGTATAAAGAGAACAACTGGCAACACGTTGATCGTGGTCCAGAGCGTTACTACGATGCACTGATGCGTCATGTACATGCCTGGCGTGATGGTGAAAAGCGTGACCCTGAGAGTGGTCTGCATCACTTGGCTCACGCTGGGTGTTGTCTGTTGTTCATGTTGTGGTTAGACGACAAAGGGGTTAAATGATGCTGGAGAAACAAATTGAATCCAAAGTCTGTGAATACGCCAGATCAAAGGGTGTGCTTGCTTACAAGTTCACCAGCCCCGCACGGGCTGCTGTGCCAGATCGTCTGTTCATCGCGCCTGATGGCCGTGTGTGGTTCTGCGAATTTAAGCGTGCGGGTGCTAAACCAACTGGTGCGCAAGAACGAGAGCACAACACGCTCAGACAACAAAAAGTAAGTGTGTTTGTAATTGACAACGTAATCGAGGGTAAGAACATGATTGACTTAATGGTGATGGGATGCTGACACCCAACCTATTGCACGACTACCAAAAGAAAGCTGTCGGCTTTCAGTGCTCACATCCCAACTCGATGCTGTGGCTCGACATGGGTTTGGGTAAAACCGTCATCACGTTGACGAGCCTCGCGCATCTGATCAAGTCAGGCTTCCTGCGTGGCGTGATCATCGTTGCACCGATCCGAGTGATCCGACTCGTGTGGCGACAAGAAGCCGCTAAGTGGGAGCACACCAAGGACTTGAAGTTCAGCATGGTCACAGGCACACGGGATCAGCGCACCCGCGCTCTCTTGCGTCCTGCTGACATCTACCTTGTCAATTACGAAAACATGCAATGGATGTCTGAAACGCTGCACACCTACTTCATCAAGAAGGATCGCCCGATTCCTTTCAACGGTGTGGTGTGGGACGAGATCAGTAAGTGCAAGAACTCAGCAACCAATCGAGTTAAGGCAATTCGTAAAGTGTTACCTCACTTTGACTGGACCACTGGACTCACTGGCACGCCTGCATCCAATGGTTACAAAGACCTACATGGGCAGTTCTTGGTGGTGGACAAGGGTGAGCGCCTTGGTACATCCAAGACAGCCTTTCGCACACGGTTCTACAAGAAAGTGGGACCGTACAAAGAAGTGGCCTACGAAGACACTGAGGACACGATCAAAAAACTCATTGGTGACATCACCCTTGAGATGTCTGCTGAGGACTACAACCCACTGCCTGACTTGATCGTGAACAACATCGAGATCGAAATGCCCGATGTCCTGCGTGCCAAGTACGACAAGATGGAAAAAGAGTTCTTCTTGCAGCTTGACAGCGGTACAACAGTCGAAGCATTCAACCAGGCATCACTGACCAACAAGTGTCTCCAGTTCTCCAACGGTGCGATGTACCCTGTGGCTGGGATGCCGCTGTGGGAACCCGTGCATGACTTGAAGCTCGAAGCACTTGAAGACATCATCGACGAAGCTCAGGGTTCACCGATCCTGTGTGCCTACGCTTACCGAAGCGATGCAGCGCGGATTATGGAGAAGTTCAAAGCTCTGCGCCCAATCAACCTGACTGAGTGCAAGAGTGAGGTGTCTTTAACCAACGCCATGCACCGCTGGAAGACTGGTGACTGTCAACTGATGATCGGTCACCCTGCGTCTATGGGTCACGGGATTGACGGTCTTCAAAAGAATGGTCACATCTTGGTGTGGTATGGACTCAACTGGTCATTGGACTTGTACGAACAGTTCAACGCCCGAGTTCGTCGCCAAGGTCAAGGAGCACCCGTCATGTGTCATCGAATTATGATGCAAGACACACTGGATCAAGCGCAGGCTTTGGCGCTGGATGACAAAGCAACAACCCAAGCAGGATTGCGTAACGCGATCAAACAATACCGTCAATCGAAAGGACAATGAAAATGAGCTACCGTGAATTAGAGATGAAAGTTATCCAATGGGGTGAGGCCCGTGGCATTGTGCAAAACAGCACACCCTTAGCGCAATATAAAAAGACCGTCGAGGAGGTTTGGGAATTAAACGATGCAATTCAATACGATGATGTTGATGCAATGAAGGACGCATACGGTGACATCTTGGTGACGTTGATCATGGGATGTGCTTGTGCCGACATCGACTTGGTAGAGTGTCTTGAGCTGGCATACAACGAGATCAAAGACCGCAAAGGTTATCTGACCCCCGAAGGCATCTTCGTTAAAGAAGTGTGATACACTTGTTATACAAGGAGTAAATATGTTAAATCAACTGAAACAAATGTTCAAAACCCCAACCGCTGATGAACTAGCAAACCGCGAGTACGATGAAGCCCGACGAGAGCTTCTGGTATCTCAAAGTGCTGCTGAGTACCATCAGAGCATGATTGACTATCACATTAAGCGTTTGCTGCGTTTGAAGGAGATCATCAATGCCAGTACCCAAGACGATCAGTGAGGTGACGCGAGAAGCCCTGCTTCTCCATCCACAAGGGCTTACAGTGCGCGAGTTGGCCAAGTTGACAGGGTACGCTCAAGACTTGCTGATCTCGTGCCTACGGCGCACCTACGGGTGCTACATCGCAGATTTCGCACTTAGCTCCAATGGTGCTCGTCAGTTCAATGCAATCTGGCGCTGTGTGGCTGTGCCTCCCAATGCAACCAAGCCTCTAGCGTCTAGCTTCCCTGTTGAAGTAGTGGACGACAAAGAGGCTGACGCTGCAAAGAAGCGCAAGCTCAAACGTGAAGCTGCCAAGCGGGAGCGCATATCACAGCAACTGGCCAACAAACGCATCCGTGAAGCGGTCAAACAAAAACCCACACCGACTGAGTACAAGCCTCAGCGAACAGTGTGGGTCAACGTACCGTCTTGGGGTCAGGCTGCGTGATACTCAGCTTCTGACAACAAGCCTGGTTTGTACTTGTTTTCTGGACGGAAGATGGTCTTCAATTCACCACGACCTTCTGGCGCTCCAGAGACATGTACCCAGCGGCCATACTCGTGGATGATTTGGTCAAACTTGACACCGTGTGCTTTGAAGATCTCAGCGATCTTTTTGGCAGTGGCTAGAGTGTCACCAAAGCCTGCGCACGTCATGTCGAATGCCCAACCGTCCATGTGTGACGACACCTTGGAACCACCCACAGCCACGTTCACATCGGGCAAACGAAGCCACGAGTTGATGTGTACTGGGTGACCAAGTTCTTTGCGGATCAGGTCAGCATGGGTGGTGGCCACATGCTTCATGTTCTCCAACTGAGCAATGCTTGGCTGGTTGTCGATACCCAAGCGGATCGCGGTTTCCGAGTAGGTGGCTTCTTCAAGGGTGAAGTATTCACTGAGCTTCATTTAACAGTCCTCAAGTTGTTGTAAAAGTCGATGCACGAGTTTAGTTCGATGATGGCTTGGTCACCGTCTGCTGCGATGGAGATAAGTTCGTCAGCAGCCTTTGGGTCAAGTTCGGCTCTCGCTTCTGAATCTCCTGCGGTAGTGGTGGCAGAACAATGGGCACGGACTGACAGGCTGAGAGCGCCAGAAGCGACATTAGCGCGAAGCTGATTGATTTTCGTTTGAGCATCTTGTTTCTCTTGGTGAAGTTTATCGGTAGCTTCATCAGCAACCTTTTGCATTTTTGTTTCAATGCGTGCAATTTCCTCTTGCTGCTCAAGATAGGCTTGGTGATGACCAGCGTAGAAAACACCGATCAGCACCAGCAGCGCGGCAATCAGACTATTCGGGCTTGGCATTCTTTTCTTCTTTGTTGAAAGCAGAGATACCCAGGATCGCAGCGAATGCGATGTGGATGAAACCACCATTGGTGAGAGTCAATGGAACCCACTGGCGAAACGCATCATTGGATGCTTGGGTTTCCCAAAACTGCACGATGGTGTACATGATGGGGAACGCTACAAAGTCAGCGAGGTTCACGATCATGTAGGTCAGACCCATTAGGTAGGTCCACTTCTGTTTATGGCTTTCGTCCATCTTCCGACTCCTTCTTAAATTTCTCGCGCTCTTCCCGTAAAAGCACGATTGCTTTATCCACCTCACGCTTGTTACGCACGAGTTGTGAATCCACTGTCATGAGGCGCAGCAGCAAGAAGCACAGCACCACGAACAAGATGCCCACAATGATGCACAGCATGAACACTATTGCATTGTCTTCGTGTTTAGCCATACTGCGCCCATCAAAATCCAAAAGTAAATGACTAACACGATTGACCAGAACCATGTCAAATTGCGGTCTATTCTATCGCTACGGAGTTGTGCAGCACGAGCTTCACGAGCTGCCTTTTCTCTGCGCTGCTTCATTTGACGAGCTGCTTGACCAGCCTTAACTTTGTCCTGCATCTCTTTGAACTGCGACCAGATGGGACCGAGCTGCCATGGCGCTTTGGCACCCATCAAATCCATCAAGGCAGGGTACGCAGCGTCCAGCTCGACTTGCAACTGTGTCAGCTCCAGCACTTCTTTTTGGTCAATGACATCTTTGCTGAATACCTCAGCGTACCGCTTCTCTGTGAATGTTTTTAGGGTGTGGTGGTTGTCAAACCATTCGCCGACATGTCCGATGAATTGCTGAACAACTTCATCTTGGGTGGGTACGTGGTCGATGTAGACCTCTTTCGCCACAGGCTTTTGCGCGGTGGCTGCAACTGGCGTGGTTGCTGGGGTTTCATTATCTTTTGGTCGAGATAATAAACTTTTGAACCATCCCCACAGTCCAGTGACTTCGGTGTAAATCTTCTTGGCGTCTGCGACTCCACCTTCAACGGTCTTCTTAACTCGCTGGATCTCAACAGACCCTTCACGAAGGCAGTCACAGCAGTACTGGATTCCAGAATATGCTGCACGCATCGCTTGAAGCGCAAGCATAATTTCTGGACCCACATTACAAACCGATCAAACGCTTAAAAAACTCAGCAGCAGCACCTGGTCCGAGCAACACAGCGGCCAAGACTGCGTAGATCAGATACTGCATTTTGTCCATGCGCTCTGCACCCTTGTCGAGTCGGTCACTGAGATCGTATCGCTCATGGGATCACTCGTAAAGAATGTTGATTGAACCAGCGTCGAATGTGTCTGTGCCGTTGGCTGTTGTGATGCGAATGCGGTCAAGTGCGCCGCTAAGTGCAAGTGATCCACCACCAATACAACTACTACTTGAGGACCCACCCATAACATGAGACTCAACCCATGTATTACCTGTTTGGTTACAAATCAGGGCGTTTCCGTAATAAGCGTTTGCGGCTAAGTTTGCACCAGTGATTAAAAATCCCGCTGTCGAGTTGTTGTTGTTTGTGTTTGCTGTCCATGAAGAACACACATAACCTGTTGTAACAACAGAACCACTACCCAGTTGAATTTGAATCTGAGAAGTTCCAGACGTGCTTACACCATTAAACATCACAGTGATCCGCTTCACCCAAGACGGAATCGAAGTGAAGTCAATCGAAGTACCCGAGGTGCTTGCTACGGCTGTACCAGCTTGAATGCCGTTATACACAGCACCTGAGTTTGTTGTGACCCCTGCGGAGCCGTTGATTACAACTGACATGTAAGACCTCGCAGTTCTTCGGTAGTTGTGCAACCGTCAGCCAGAGCAGTCACATCACGCAGGCGTTGCTTCTCAGCCACAATAGCTGTGGTGTCAGCGCCAGCCTCAGTAGCACGCATGTACAGCACATCTTGAGCCGCCAACAGAGGAGCACGTTCAGCACGCAGGCGTTGCTTAGTGAGTTCCTTAGCCTTGTCCAAATTGACAGTCACCACGCCATCAGCAAGTTCCCATGCGTTAAAAAAGTCGTTGTCTGCTTGTGGCAGTTCAGAATCTTGAACGATGATTGAAGTCGATGGGGTGTCTTTAGCCTTGACAGCTTCAATTGGTAGTTCGCCTGTTGGGATGCAGACGCTCACGCCGCCGTTGCTGTTTGTGAAGATGATTACTTGTGCCATGATTGTGATTCCTTTAAAAATTAGTTGCCGAAGACTGCGACAGATTGATATGCGTAGTCCACTGCTGCGCCACCACTCACCTGATTTACAAAACGAAAAGAACTTGTAGACCATGTTTTACCGGTACAGTTTCTAGGCACATCTGTTGTAGCTGCGGCTGTATACCCCAAAATGGCAATAGGTGCATAGTTTGCATCACTCGTTGCTGTAGTGAAGTTCAGTGTGTAATCCCCAGTAGCGTTTCTAGTGACTGACCCAACATTATATGAAGCGCTAATTGCGCCAGTGTTTCCATTAAAGTTCACCCAAGCCAAAGCATTGGTGGTCACGCCATTCGATTGCAGCTTCATCACACCAGAGCCATCAGCGGTCTGGACAATGCCGTTAGAAGGGGATGCGTTGATTGTTGTTGTCATTGGTTCACCTATTAACGGAAAATGGCTACTGAAATTTGTGCCGTATCTCTATATGCGCCAGCACCACCACCTGCAACGCCGTATGTTCCAACGGATATTGTTGATGTTGTTGTAGTATCTGAATACCAGCAATTTAAACCGCCAGAAGCATTGGTTGTGGTGGACACGGTTACGCAGTAGTTTGTATCAGGCATTGCTGTGGTTAGATTAACAACATAAGAGCCAGTACCGCTTTTTGTTACAGAGCTTACATTGAATGCGGCGCGAATTGTGCCAGGACTTGTTGTACCGTTGAAGTTCACCCAAGCACGACACAGCGTACCAATTTGAGTGCCGCCACCATCTTTAAAGACAACAGGGGTTCCAGCCGTACTCGACTGAATGTTGTCTACGTTTGCTGTTCCGTATGCCATATGTTGTCCTTAAAGAATTGCCCAAACGCTGCCTGTTGACACCGTCACAGTGATACCACTGTTAACAGAGATCGGGCCAACTGAGCTGGCATTGAAGCCTGTGGGGATAGTGTAATCGGTTGTGACCGTTTGACCGTTCAACACGAAGATTGTGTCCGAGCCACCACCAGTAGCGCCGCCACCCAACTGACCCCAAGAACTACCGCTATAACCTTCGTACTTGGCTGTCGTGCTGTTGTATCGAATGTCACCATCTACAGGAGAGGCTGGGCGCTGGGCTGTTGTACCCACGTTGAGCTTGGCAGCACCTGTTCCTGTGAGAGACAATTTACCAACAATGCCTGTAGCGCCAGTAATGTCAACCGTAGAGTCAAATGTCACAGGGTCTGTGAAGTCTGCGGTGCTCTCGAAGATCGCAGCACCAGTGACGTTTAGGGTAGTGAATGTCGCAGCGTTTGGTGTCCCGCTACCAATGACAGGTGGACTCGCAAACGAGTTAGTTGTCACGGGTACAGCGACGTAATCAACCGTGTACAGCAGCACGTCAGCGGATGTCTTGAGCACGTACTTGTAGCTGGTGGTATCAGGCAACCACACATCGGCTTCACCATTGGAGTCCAAGATGACTGGGTTCGTGTTTTCGGTAACACCTGTGTGGTCTGTGTAGCTGGCCAAGAGAGTCGTTGTGCCAGCGGCATACGTGTACAGTTTGCCACCGACGAGCGGCAGCCCGTCAGTGCCGAAGAACTGTAGCTTTGGTGGGGGTGATAGTGATGCCATCTTTATTTCCTTTGACCAACACCGCTGATTTCAATGATCAGACGATTTTGAGTTTCCTGCTCGGGCGACAACATGTTGCGTTGGTGTGCTCGTGTTTTTGGACCCTGACCACCTTTGGACACTGGGCGACCACCGCGCAGATTTTCCTCTAGTATATCGGCCAAATCAAGCAACTGTTCACGCTTGGCTGCAGCATCCCGACGAGAAATGTCATCAGCGGTGCGCTTGGCCAAATCGTCAAACATCGCTGCTTTTTGGCGCGACTTCTCCAAAGCATCTGCGACCCACTTGCGGTCCATCATGCGCTCTGCCAAAGCCTTCTCATCGAGTGCTTTAAACCCTGGCATCACTTCAGCCAGATCCGCTGTTGTGCGTTTCCATGCAGACAACTCAGCGGCATCCATGTTGAACGATTGACCAGCAGCCACTTTTTCGGATGCCGATTTGAGCGATGTACCAAAGTTTTGGAATGTCTCAGGTGTCGCGCCTTTCAGACCCTTACTAACTTCTGGCAGTCCTGTCAACGGGTTGATCTGCAGTTCAACAGCACCGCTTGTAGGTTGACGCGCAGCAGCCTCAGCAGCCGCTTGGCGCTGTTCTGCCTGTTGACCCAGCGTGCGAGACATCTGAGCTGCACGGGTCTTCTCAGCAGCCAATGTGTCCATAGTGCCGCCGTAGCCGAGTTGTGGAGTACCTTCCTCTGGACCAACAAAGGTAGCCTTTGGTGGGTACTGGTTTGGCTTCAACACGAAGTTGGGAGCCTCAAACGTCTGCTGCGAGTAGTCGTAGGGGACCAGCGCATTGGATCGTGGGATCGGTGCAGTCTCTGTTGCGGTTTGCGGCAAAGGAATGCGTCGATCTGTCGGGATGGCCAAACGATTCTGCATGCCTGGACGTGCCAGCATGTTGGCTGTAGCTTTACTAACACCTACACCAACACCCGCACCAATTGCCGCACCTGGAACACCACCAATAATGCCACCAATTACACCACCCGCGCTTGTTCGTGGAACATGTTGAAGCACTTGAAGTAAAGGTTCTTCTTTAAGAGACGCGATGCCAGGATTGTTACCTGCAAT